ATGTATTGACTACGGACATAGATCGCGCGGTTCTGCGCGAGTTGCAACAGGGTAGAGGCCATCGTGCCATTGCAGATGAAGTGCGCGGTGATGGTGGGCGCCGTTCGTACTCCCTGAGGCACTACAGTCGAATATTGCTCGATCGTGGCCTGATCTTTTGTCTCAATGATATTGCTGTTGTAATCGTATTGACGATCAAGGATCTCGATCTTGAAATTGTTGTACACGTCAAGGGGATCAGAGCGCGAGATCTGAATAATTTCCGTGGTGCTCCCCGTATCATCGATGAAATCCTCATTCGTGAGAGCTACGACAGGAGTAAGGTCGGGGGTGTAGGAAAAGCCGTTCGCCGAGATCGAGGTATCCCCGTAAGGCACGAATTTGAGCATGCCTTGCGTCCATACGGCCTCCGTATTGGTCACGGTCAACCATTCCGCGATCCAGTCCATGGTGGGCTTTCGCTCATTCATGAAGAGCGAGAACCCGATGCCGAGTGCGCCCATATAATTTTGGTACGAGTTCGCCTGCAACGCGAGTGATCCTAAGTCAATGTTGGTCTTCGGAAATCCTAGCCCGTAAACAGGGTTCGTGAGCAGGTCATAAATGACGGCGGCAGGATCAGCGTCCGGGGTGCCCGCCGAGCACGTGGAATTGAGATTTCCGTAGGTTTCGAGCCAGTAGACGGGGAAGTCCGCGGTGAATCCCAGCCCCACGTTGGCTCCCGCAAAATAGGCGATCCCAGGGTACCTCAACGCTTGATCGGGGTGCGCGGACAGGATGTAAGGCCACGGGCCATCCCCGATGATTCCAGGCTCAAGATAGAGCCCGAGCGCGGCGAGCGTCGTTTGCCCGTTGTTCGCCCACACGGTGCCCGTGCCGCCTGAGCCCGCGGTGGTGGAGCGTACGGCGGCGGTCCCATAGCCTAAGACGAGATCGGTATACAGCTGTGAGTTGATCCCGTTTGATTGAATCCCGTAGGTCGTCACAACAATAGTCGATACCGCGGGCGTGATCACGCCCTGACCTAAGCCGATAATCACGGAGGCCGAATACGTGACCTGCCCCGTGCCCTTCCCTCCGCCCTTACCTTTTCCGTTCACCGGATTTGCTTGAAAGTCACCCGTCCAGATGAGATTCCCTGAAATCCGCTGCGCTCCATACAGGATCGGAATGGGGAGCCCTGCGGACGAGGTCTGCATCGAGAGCTGCGTGTAGTTAGGCGTTTTCGAGTTTTGTCCGCCGCCTCCTCCTAAGATCCCGCCCATAGGACCTCCATCAGTTTTCTTTTTCTATCTTGCCCTTTCACATCGATGAAGGGCGCATTTCTCACGTCTCCCCAGGCGACCATGCGGTCCTGCGCGTGCGCGTGGATGACCATAGGGTACGCAATGACGATCGCCGAGTGCGCGAAGGTGCGCCCCCATTGAAAAATAAAGAAGTCCCCAGGAAGCGGCTCCCGTTCTGCGACCTCTCGCGCGTAGGGCAAAATGTTCTCCAGGTACCGTTCCTCCGATCGATGCAGATGCCAATCAGGAGGATAAGGGCCTGGGTCAAAGTACGGAATCCCGAGTGCCGCGCTGTAGACGCGGATCAGGATCTTCGCGCAATCGACCCCCCGGCCCTTCTCATCGCCTCCATGATGATAGGGGGTGCGCAGCCACGTCAAGGTCTCCGCTACGACCGCCTCGCGTTGCGCTGGCGTCATCATACCGCGACCGTGGCGGGCGGAATAAACGGAAAGGAAAGATTATTCACGGCGTTGTTGAATTTGTTCGTACAGCTGGTGAGCGTTTTATCGCACCCGGCGTACGCAAAGAACGTGTCCCCCACGCCCGGAACATTGGGCAACGGCAAAATTAGATTGAGCGCACCGCCATCAGAGGAGCGGATCGTGCGGGAGAGGCCCGCGTTCGCAGTCCCTATATCCCAGGTGATCGTCCCTAGATTAAAATAGGACGCCGTTGCTCCGCCCCACACCACGGTGCTTGGGGTTGAGCCCGCGGCAGCAGAGCCTCCGACCTTGAATGAATCCTTAACGAGCTTGCAACCCGCATCATAGAGGGTATGCAAGCAATTCAACTGCCAAGAGTTGCGCGGCATGGGGAGATTGAGCAGGTTGAGCATCGATTTGACGGTCAGCGTCGCTTGCGTCGAGGAGATCGATTTCACGGTTGACACGAAGCCCGTAAATAGATTCACCGTCCCCACCCACACCCCGGGCGCCGACCCAAAGATGCGATCACGCTTGATCTGCCCAAAATCGAGGAACCCCGCTGCGATCAGGTCGAGCCACGCGGCTCCTCCGACCTGCATGTCTCGCGTCGCATTGATCGTAATTTCCTGCTCATCGATCGACAACCCCACCGCGCGCTTGGTGCGAAGCCCCTCGACCTGTAGCGACAGGTGGGTATACACAAGCCCTTTCCAAATGACGGCTCGATCATAGGACGTGAGGGTGAAGACCTGGCCCCCTGCGGTCGAGATCGTGAAAAGATCAGTCATCACAAACTGCCGGGTGGCGAGCAACGCTTGCAGGGCACTCACGCTCGACGTGTAGCCAATGAGCCGCGTCGCGCCCTGTATCGTCCCAACGGCAGTGGAGATAGGCATCGGTTTTACGTTTCCGTGAGGCTGCTCAACGCTGTCAGTTGCGGTTGAATGGTGTTCGAGATCGCGAGTCCAAAGCCTGATAACGGTCCTGACCAGAGCAGCGTGCCCGCGCCTGAGGAGGACAGCCCGATGCCCCAGTAATACGCCGTCGTAGAGCCGCCCGTGCACGTCGGGAACGTGATCGCAGCGACGGGCGTTGCGACTCCCCCCGCCGACACCGTCCATCCGCCGCTCGTGCGCGCGACCGCGATGCGCGCATAGCCCACGTAGATGACCTCGTTCGAGTTCTGTCCCCCTGACCCGGGGTCATTCGAGTGCAAAGAGACATACAACGTGGTAGCGGGCGACGCCGCAGCATTGTCCGCCAGGTTCGCGATGGCTGTCCCATTGAGAATGAGCTTGAGGAAGGAGGAAGCAAAGGCCGTGGTTTTACCTGACATTTTATGTCTTCACCGATTGAATGGTGAACTTTTTCAGTTCCCAGAATTTGTAAAAGAAATTATTGAAATTTTGCGCATCATCCGAAAATCGCACACGATAGTACCAGGTGTAAGAGGCTGTGATCGCAGCGCTTACGGCTGGCGGTGAAACAAAAGCAATCGTATTGGGGGTGATGAAGGAAAAGGTCCCCGGCTGAAACACCTCGGACGCATTCACGTACACGTGCACGGTCGCGGGATCCGCGTAGCCCACGGGCTCAACGAACCCGCCATAGCTTTTCGTCAGGGTAAAATTATTCGTCACCCCATCTCCCGTTCCGATCGCCCCCAAGGACACCACATTGGGCTCTGAGGGGTCGGGGTAGAGGAACGTATCAAAGGCGCCCGAGCGCTGCTGATAGAATCCCAATAACGTTTGCAATTCAGTGAAAGAGGAGTATTCACGCAACACCGAATAATGCATCTCCCACGACCAAAGAGGGAACTGATAATTCGTCGCACGCGCCTCGCGCCCCGAAATGTGCGGGGAGATCGAGGTCTTCCATTGAGGCGTTTTGATGATGTCCCATTGTAGCCCTGGGAGCACGGGGAGGAGGAAATTGCTCAAGGGAATGTACGCAAAGCGTGGGATGGGAGGAGTGATGTATTCATAGAGCACCTGCGCGACGGCTTGAGAGATACGGGCATGAGATTCTGAGCCCCAGAGAATCGCCGCTAAAGCCTGCGTGACGCGGGCGCGAGAGACGGGGGCAACGAGTGCTTCGGCCTGCGTCTGGGTAATAAGCGCATGCGAGACGGGCTCTACTAACGCCTCGGCCTCGGTTTGTGTTACCCGCGCGCGCGAGACGGGCTCTACTAATGCCTCGGCCTCGGTTTGCGAGATGAATGCGTTGGTCATGGATCATGAGTTGACGGTGTAGCCGATCAAAGCTGCATTGACCGCGGTCGCCGTCCACGTGGCTGTGGTATTGGGATCGAGCACGAACATGTCTGAGAAATAGGCGTAGCCCGAGCCTAGAGTTTGTACGGCGCCCGTTGAGACGGCCGCTACAGACTTCACCTCATTTTTGATCGTGCGCGCGCCCGCGTCATCCTTGCGTGCGGCCGTCGTTACCTGCACCCCGTACACGACGGCCGTGGAGGGAAGCCCAGGGGTCATCGCAAATAAATCCACCTGCCCCACCGTGCTGCTAAATTGATACGTTTCATCCCCATCCATACGGTCATCACTCACTCCCTCATACGCGGTCAACGCGGAATAGGTGTAGGTGAGGCTAAGCTGTGTAGTATAGTTCGTCAGTGATGCTGATGAATTGACAGAACCTGGGAGCCCCCCAGGATAGGTAAAAGAAAAAGATTGCATGGCGTTTGGCGCAGAACCGCCATAAGGACCGAAATAATTTAAGCTCACCACCGAAGAATCGGTCGTATGGATGAAAATCCCTAGGGCGTAGGAGGAGTCTTTAACGACGTTGGCCGCTGCGGCAAACGAAAGCACGTTGGGCCCTAAGACAAGCCCCGTAAGTTCATTGCCTACATACAAGATCGTGGTGGGTTGTCCGGTCACAGGATCTCGCTGTACGCACACGGGCTTGACTTTAGCATTCGCATTCGCTGTCCCCACGTAGATCGTGAGAGAGGTCAGGGTACCGTCGCAATTCATGTAAGGTGCGACCCCAGCAAAAGGATCATCAAAAAATTGCGTAGTGACAGGAGGGGGAAAATTAGGATTGAAATACGTAGATGAACTCGCTCCAGGGACATGAAAGTTCGCGGTACAAAGCAACAGCACACCATTGCTCGTGTTGGTAGGCACGTTGAACGCCCCCGCAATGGTACTCGTTCCCGCCGATACGATATTCGATGCTGTAGTAAACTGAATGGATGAGTTCGCGGTGGGGTTAGCCGTCAACACACGTTTATCGCCTAAAAACGTGTTGCAGGGAAAAGTGCCTGAGCCCGTCGTTGAATCACAAAAATACATATCATCCCAGGCCGCGGCCCCCGTCTGTACGCCCATGGAGATGCCGTTGATATAAGAGTTCACGGTGTTGATGAGGTTGACGCCCGAAACCGAAAGCACTGAATTACCATTGATCTTCACCGTCATCGACCCGCTTGACCCCACCACCCCGCCGATCTCTAGATACTGCCACCCTCCCGCGTTGTACGCTCCTGTAACGGTGGTGATAAGCGTGGATTGATTACCCCGATACAACGAGAGAGAGGTGGAGGAGGTGCCGATGAGAGAAAACTGCACCGTCGTTACATCAAAGAACAACATGGAAAGCTGCCCTTTGACCGCCGCTCCAAAATAAAACGTCCCGTAGTTGGCCGGCAAGTTCCGTAAAATTCCTGAGCCACTCGCCCCCGCGATCGCCATCGCTTTGCCCGTGGATAACCCAAAACGCCCAGGAGTTTGTTCATAGCCTGTGGCATTAGTGGGCTCTGCCTGCGAGTAGCCCGCAGCAAACAGGTCCGTGATGTTGTTGTAGTTGTCGAACCCATCGATGAAGATCAGTGCCATTGTATTAACGTCCTAGATGGTGGCCCGCGCGCGCAGCGGATTGCATCGCGCGCAGCAAGGTGCCCTTGTGGGTATCGAATAATTGCGCGACGGAGCGATGGTCAAGCGCGTTGATATGCACGTGCATGTATCCCGCATCGCTCCTTGCGCTACTCGAACTCGATGAGGAGCCAGAGGGGAAATGTTCCTGAATACCTTTTGAGATTTGCTCAGGTAGGACCATTTCTTTTGGGTGCAGCAGCATCAACATTTCGTGATCGGGTATGACGGCTCCTTCCTCCGCTGCACCCCCGACGAGCTGCGAGAGATACGCCAGAACCCCCGACTCAGCGGATAACGCGGCTGCGGGTGCAAGCTCAGGGCCGATATAGGGGATTAATGCGGTCGCCGCAAACGCGCCTGAGGCCGCAACCGCTGCGTTATCCGTGATCTGCCCTACTGCTTCCGTGGTGCTTTGGGTTTTGGCAGCAATCATACTTCCTAATCCTAAAGCCTTAAGGACCGCGGCCCCTGCCTCAGAGGACGCGATCTTGGCAGCCTCCGCCGCGAGCCATTTTTGCAAGATCGAATTGACCACCTGATTAATGATGAAGATCGCAAGGTTATCGAACTCCCTCACTACTGCCTGATGGAACTTCGTCGTACCGCGCAGCATTCCATCGAGCGCGCTATCAAATCCCGTCACGATTTGGTTATTGATCTTTTTCCATTCAGCCGCCGTCGCCTCCGCTGATTTTCGATTCGCTTGATACATTTGATCCGCGGCTTTTTGTGTTGCTTTAACCTCCGCCGCCTGATCATTATCCAATGCAGCCCTGTCTCCTTCATCGAGCGCCTTTATCTTCTCATGATAGGCAATCTGCGCATCAAGACGAGCCTGAATAATAGCCTTCTCCGCGACCAACGCGGTCGTAGGGTCAATCTGCTTATTTTTCGTCTGATTTGCTACGATCTTCTCTGCCGAATCTGCCTGGCCCAGTAACCCCTCTTCTGTAGCCTTGGCAGCCGCCTCCGCTGCTGCGCGCTCCTCCCGATATGCCTCATTCCATGCCTTGATGAATTCCTCAGACGCTTTGTTGTTGACCTCAACCTTTTTCTTGGTGGCTGCTTCCTCCTTCCGCAATGAATCCTCGATCGAGATTGCTAGCTCATCAGTGCTCTTTATGTTGAATTCGCGCTCTGCCGCCGCTTCCTCCTTCAGAGCCTTTTTATACGTATCACCTTTACTCTCGTATAATGCACTCACCGCGGTGACATAATCTTTTTCAGCGTCCACACGCTCTGCCGTTCCTGCGCGAGCTGCTTCTACACGATCCTTCGCGGCCGCGACCGCATTTACTTTATCTTCATGGTCATATTTAGCTCGCCGAGCCGAAAGCTCCCCCGCGATATCAATTTCCTTCAATTCCTCTAACCCCGTACGTCCTATGGCTGCATTGAAAAGCTCCGCAGCTTGTGTGCCCTCAAGCATTGATGCAGTCCACGCGAGCGATTTTGAAATTGCGTTACTGAAGACGTGCCCCATGTCAGACATGGCTTCATGTATCTTATGAAGAACGCCAAGATCTTCTTCTCCTACCGCATTGATCGCAGCAAGCGCACGCTTCATCCCCTCGGCACTCCCGTCAAATTCTTTTAACGCCTCTGCTACCTGCTTCGCTCGCGCTCCAAACGCCGCGGTAACCCCCTCCATTGTTTTTCCATGTGTAGCGGCATTCTGTAAATGCTCTGCTAATGTGGCGATCATCTGGATATTCGTAAATCCTTTATCAGTGACCTGTTCCATGGTGAACCCAAGATTCATCAATTTATCTGCTGCTGCATCACTACTTGCGCCTCCTTTCCTAAAATCTTCCTCAAGTCGTATCAGGGTACGTGACACCATATTCATCCCAACGCCCGCCCGATCGGCCGCTGCCTCGAGCGCCTGATACTGATCGGTGTTGATTCCCAGCACATCAGACATATTTTCAATCTGCGTCGCGTGCGCTGCCGCCTCTTCTAGCGCCTCAGAAACTTTGTGGATCGCCTCGACCGCGAGCAAAATTCCTGAGGCCTCAAACGCTTGCATGATGGTCGTGTGCAATTCTTCAAACGATCTGCCTAGATTAACGGGCTCCTCAGCGAGCTCTTCGAGCTGCTTCTTTGCCTTCTCAGCGCCGTCTCCAATATTTTTTTCAATACTCTCCCCGGCCTTCTCGCTCTCCTGCGTAACCTTGTCCATCGCCTCATTGGCAGAATCGCCCAACGAATCGAATTTCGCTTGCAGGTCTGAGATATCAGCGAGGTACTGGACGGTAACGGTATCATCAGCAGCCATCAGAGCACTCCAAAATCAAGCCCCGCCGCGCGCATGATGCCCATCAGCTCAGGAATATCGTCCTTCGATCGAATCTGTCGCTCGACCGCGGGCGTTTGCATCTCGACACGCGCTTTAGGTTCTACGCCCACGCGCCGCCCCGCAAGCCCCGAAGCGATCCCGTGCAGCAGGGTGCGGATCGGAGGGTACTCATTCCAATACTCAAGCAACGTGTTGAGCTGTGGCCAAGTAAGTTCATCGACCTCCCCCCATGTCCAGTTAGTCGCCGCGATCACGCGCGCGTAGAGTCGCCCCCAGTCAGGGGGCTCATAGGGACTTGCGATTGCGCCTCGTCCTCCGCGATCTTATCCGCCATGCCAAACGCTGCACGCATCACGCGCGAGAAATTTTGCATGTCGACCACCGATGCCACATCCTCCTCCGTGATCGATGCGTCTCCGCGTTGCGCGGACAGCGTGAAGGCGGGCAAGTATTTCAGGAATTGCTGAGGCGCAAGCCCCTGCCCCGTTTGCTCTACCTTATTGGTCTGGGAAAGCGCTTCCTCGTGCTCCTGAATTTGCTTCAAGGAGAGCGCGTAGAACTTTACACTACGCGCACCCGACGAGGCCTCGAAATAATTCTTCGCCATTTGCAATCATCCTTTTTAGGTTGTAGAAAAACAGTCATTCATTAGCTCGACAAAATGATATCCATCACGCGGCCCGCCGAATTTGCGAACATCGAAAAATCGATATCCGGAATCGTGAAGTCCGTATTTTTGAATCCAAACGACAGCTTCGAGGCGATCGCGCCGTAAATCTTGATGGTGATCGCAGTCGCGCCGCTCACGTTCGAGGGGATGCTGTGCACGATCTCAAAGGTAGGCGCGGAACCTAACGGGAAATCAGAGTTGTATATCGTTTGAATCAACTGGGTGGGCGCCGAAGGGAGCCACGTGTAGGCCACCCGGATACCGTTCGCCGCATTAGCATCCG